CGTAATACCTATCAGTCTGCTATGGGGAAACAGGCAATGGGTATCTTCGCTCGTAACTACGCAAAGCGACTTGATAAGAATGGTTATATTCTGTGTTCTCCCATGCGTCCGTTTGTGGAGACTCGTATGATGCACACTTTGAAAACCCATGAGATGCCATCTGGAGATAACATCATGGTAGCTATTGGTTGCTATGGTGGCTACAATCAGGAGGATTCAGTGATTCTAAACAAGGGCGCGATCAATCGTGGATTGTTTCGTACGTTGTACTACACGATCTACAAGGACGAAGAGCATCGTAATATCGCATCGGGTAAAGAAGAGAAGTTTGTTCGGCCTAGACGAGAGAACACGCGTGGGTTCAAAACCTCTTCGTATCACGCTGTAGGTGATAATGGTGTCCCAATTCTCAATGCGATTATTAAGGAAAATGATGTTGTGATTGGTAAGGTAACATCTATCAAAAACGATGCGAATGGTTATCAATACCGTGACTCTTCTTCGACGCACAAGAATTCGGAGAACTGTCGTGTAGATGGTGTGTGGCAGGATCGTAATTCGGATGGTTATCCGTTCGTCAAAGTACGAGTTGTTTCTGAGCGTGTTCCTGAGATTGGTGATAAGTTCTCGTCTCGTCACGGACAGAAGGGTACTTGTGGTATCATGCTAAACGAGGAGGATATGCCCTACACGGCTAGTGGTCTGCGTCCTGATCTGATTATGAATCCTCACGCTGTACCTTCACGTATGACTATCGCACAGTTGATGGAGACTATGTACGGTAAGGTTTGTACTGAGAAGGGAACTCTGGGTGATGGAACTCCTTATTCTCACCTTCCTGTGGAGAACATTCGTGAACAGCTTTTGGAGCTAGGAATGCATCCGTATGGAAACGAGATTCTGTATAATGGTCAGACTGGTGAGATGATGGAGGCAGAAATCTTTATGGGTCCTACATTCTATCAACGTTTGAAGCACATGGTAATTGATAAGAAACATTCGCGCGCGCGTGGTCCTATTGTGTCACTGACTCGTCAGCCTTGTGAAGGGCGTAGCAGGGATGGTGGTCTGCGTGTTGGTGAGATGGAGCGTGATTGTATGCTGTCACACGGTGCCTCGATGTTTACCAAGGAGCGTCTGATGGATGTAAGTGATCCTTTCACGACTGGATTCTGTAAGGGCTGTGGAACTTTAGCAGTCGTGAATCCTCTCGAGAATATCTATCATTGCGGTACATGTGGAGTACAGACTCAGTTTGAGATGAAGACAATTCCTTACGCAGTAAAGTTGTGGAGTCAAGAACTAGAAGCTATGCACATTGTTCCCCGTATGGTGTTTGAATAGTTATTAATAATATTCAATGAGAGTATTATTAAATTTTGGAAAAAAACTACTGTAAGTCAGATATTTTTCTTATTTTATTTATATATTTAATATTTTCTTCTTTTGAAACTATATTAGCATTTTTAGATAATAATAGAATATAATACCATTCACATTCGGTTATTTCTATGTTTCCAAAAGTATAATATATATTGTCAAACTGAAAATTACAAAAACTATGCCAATATGTGGGTATAGGTTGTGATGTATTTTGAGCAAAAAACCCATCTATAAATTTATCATTACACTTTAATTCTAATTTTAATAAAAGTTTATTTGTAAGTTCGAAAAAAAATCTACTTGATGGATACCCTCTTCCTAAAAATAGTCTATATTTTTTGTAGTTATCGATATAGTAATTAGACATTTTTATATCAGACAGATTATCAATTTCGTTAAATTCATTTATTTTAAAATTCATAGATCTTAACATTTCATCTCTGTCATACGAAAAACTATTCATAACTTCTATCTGTGTCTCAATTACTTTTATCGTTTCATCAACATTATCTATATTATTAATTTTATTTGGCAATTTCCAATTATCTATTAAAGTAAATTTATTATCATAATTTTCAAGTATTTTATATTCATAAATAGAATTTCTATAGTGTGGTATTTTTATAATAATACATTCTTCTTTACAAAATCTTATAACTTCATGGTTATTTAAAAATCCTCTGTCTTTTTCGATTACTTGTAAAATTAATAGATCGGCACTATTTAACATTTCTATATCACTTTGGTCAATCTCTTTATTGTTAAAGAAAGACTCCCCATGTACAACATACCTATTTAGCAAAATATGCTTTATATTATATTCTTTAGTGAAATGTGTATTTTGTTTTAAAAAATTTATTATCGGAAGTGCATGACAATCCATAAATATAGCACATGTCTTCATTTTATTTTATTCATCATATTAAACTAAATACTATGTGGTATATTATCAATAACTATAAAACCCCAAGACGACCATTTATTGAAAGTCTTCAATTTGGCGATAATTTAGGCAATACTGTATTCTTAGAAGCGGCAGAGACATTATTTAATGCTACATCTGTAAACTTATACGACTTAAATGATTCCGAAGATTTACAAATAGAGGTCAAGTCTGGAAAAGGTATAATATTATGTATGGCAAATTGCCTAAGTCAATATTGGAAATCTCCATTTCTTATTGATTTACTGAAAAAATTAAATCTTAATATTTTAATTTTTTCAGTTGGTATACAGGCACAATTAGATACGGAGTTATCCAACTTAAGTGATGAGGTAATTGAATTTTTAGAATTAACTAGATATCCTATTTATGTAAGAGGGAAAACCTCGTCTGATTATTTAAATTCAATTGGTATAAAAAATGAAATTATAGGATGTCCTTCAATTTTTAATGCTAAGCCGATTACTATTAAAGAATATAACAATGCATTTTTTCAATGTACATTTGAACATCCTAAAGAATTAGAATTGTTGAAATTTGGTATAGAAAATAATTTACAATATATAATCCAATCAGAAATAAATTTAGCATTAATACATATAAATGAACCAATTACTAACATAGGAACTGATTTACATTATTTTAATAAGCTAGACGTTGACGAACAAAATAAATTCAAAACCCTTATATTATTTCCAACAACTTTATCTGAATGGAAAAATATGATAAACACAAAAAATTTTCTAATAACAACACGCGTACATGGCGCATTATTAGCATTAGAACTTGGTATATTGCCACTATTAATTATTATTGATGAGCGTACTAAAGAGCTTGCGGAATATCATTCTATTCCCAATATAAATATAAATAATTGTAACTTTACAAATATACCAGATTTATACGAAATAGCAATCAGTCAAGTACCTGAATTTAATATATCTATTCTTAATCAACAAAGTAAAATACTATCTGTCATAACAGATCTTAATAAATAAAGTTAACAGTCGTTTATAATTTTATTATATTTTAATAGTTACATTATAATAAATGCCAGTTGATTGCTTTCAATACTGGGATACAGGACTTGAAGGTATGTCACCAATGATTCGGTATATTTATGATCATAACTTGGGTCAATCAAAGAAATACAATTTTAATTTAATTCTTATTACTGATAAAAATATAAATGAATATTGTCAACCACATTCTAGATTTTTTACGCTGAAACCAAACTTTAAAAGTGATATTGTAAGATATAATGTATTGGATAAATATGGTGGAATATGGTTAGATACAGATGTAATCATCATCAAAGATTTAAATATATTATATAATAATCTTTTAAGTAGTAATTATTGTGGAATTGTAGATGTAGAGAATAAACGTAACCAACATGGGTCGGCATCATTAGTTATTAAGAAAAACTCAGACCTTAGTAAATTTTGTATTGATTATCTTAATAATTATTTAGATTCAAACAAACCTCTAAAATGGGGAGAAATTGGTCCAGCAATAATAACAGCTGCTTTATCTACAGACCTTAAAAAACATGTAATTATAAATCAATACGAAGAAACTCAAAAAGGTTGTAATTTTATAACATGGAATGATGATCCGGGATACAATAAAAGTAAATGGTTACTAGAAGATAAAGATATAGCATGTGAAACTGCCTTATCCTTAAAAGATAACCCCAACTGTTATTATGTAATAACATGGACACTATACAGAAAAAATGATATTAAAGAAGATATTGTAAACTTCATATTTAATAATCCCAATTCGATGTTTACATATTTGGTAAGAAAAAATTTAACATTTAATATACTGATAGCAACTGTTGGACGTCCAACTCTACAAAATATGTTAAATTCATTATCTCCTCAATTGTCAGAAGATGATTGTTTAACTGTTGTATTTGATGGAAAGTCTCAAATACCTACAGAGTTTAATTTTACAAATTTCAGATGTAAGGTTAATTTATTTTATGAACCAGTTGCTTTAGGATACTGGGGACATGGGATACGTAATAAATATGCCGATCTTCTAGAACGAAGAGATTTTATAATGCATGGAGATGATGATGATTTATATGTTGATAAAGTTTTTAATAAAATCAGAAACACATGTGTAGATAAAGAAAGTCTTTACGTATTTAAGTTTCTTTATAAACTAAAACCTTGGCCCGAAATCCATAGGATGAAAGAAGGTAGTATTGGTACACCGTGTGGTATTATACCATACAATTTGAATAATAAAGGTAGATGGTTAAATCGATTTGGAGGAGATGGTTCATTTTACGAACAAATATCTGAGCAAGTTAAAAATATTGTTCATTCAGATTTAGTTATCTATATTATACGACCAAACCTTGATAAAATTACATCAGTACTCGCTGAAAAACACCCTAAATTACTTGGATTCGCTAATAACCCTAAGCGAGTTTAATGAAAACAAATTGTTGCGTCATATACTAATTCATTAAATACTATTAAATAAGAATAATGGTAGAAACCAAATTTTGCTTTGTTGTTGCGTCATATAATAATTCGTTAAATATTGAAAAAAATTTACAAAGTATTATTAATCAAACATACAAAGTCTGGCGAGTTATTTATATAAATGATTGCTCAACTGATAATACAGAAGAGTTATTTTTTAATATCATTAAGAAACACGGTGTTGAGTCAAAGTTCACATATATAAAAAATGATCAAAAAAGATTTCAGATGTATTCTAAATATAATGCGTATAAATTAGTAGATGACTTTGAAATAGTTTGTTTATTAGATGGAGATGATTGGTTAAATAAAAACGATGTACTAGATATACTTGTTAATGTATACTCTAATCCAGATGTTAGTGTTGTAACATCAAACTATAATATATATAAAAGAGGTAAAATTGTTGATAATAATATGAGTACAAGTAATTATAATAAACATGTAGTTCTTACTAAAGAATATAGAAATAGCAAAACATGGTGTTTGCGACACTTAAAAACTGCGTATGGTATACTTTTTAAATCCATACCCCCAGAATATTTAAAGTTTAATGATAACTGGTTAGAATTTAGCACAGATGTCGCTGAAATGTTTTCAGTATTAGAACTATCTAAAGGACGCCTTTTAGTTTTAAATGATGTGTTGTATACATACAACTACGATAATTCGATATCCTATGAAAATTCATGGTATAATGTTAATAAACTAGGTAAACAACATATTGACTTCCGAAAAACCGTAAATAACTATATATTTAACATGCCAAAATGTAGTTATTTTTTGCCATATACATACATTATTAATATGTCAAAAGATATCTTAAAAAAACAAGAATTAATAGAACAATTACGTTTTCAAAAAAATACAACATTTAAATTTATTAATGCGATTGAAGGAAAAAAAGATGCTGATAATTTTAAGTTAATGAAGGACTATTACACATATATGGATATTAATAAAGACTCTGATAAAGTATCATTCGACAAATCTATCATGTTAAACAAATATAAAGGCAAATATAATTTTCTAAGACAACATATAACACGTAAGTCATTAGGGCTTATACAGAGTATATTTGTAGTATTAAATGATTTTATTAGGAATGAAAATCTTACACATATAACTATTTTTGAAGATGATATATTTACATTAAAGACATTCGATAAATATTTATATATTAACTATGAACTTCTTCAAAATAAAGATTTAGTGTATTTGGGTTGTCACACTTTGGGAAACAACATATATTCACATGTTAAACAGTTATCAAATATATTTATTAATATTTCGAATAGTCGAGACTTAATATATGGAGGTTATTCCATTATAATTAGTAAAAAATTAGCAACTTATATAGTAGAATTAGGAATAGATACTATTCTTAAACTTAATCTTTCTTGGGATTTAGTATTAAACTATATTCGAGAAACAAATAAGTCTTTTAGTTTTTTTCTTTACTATAAACAGCTTTTTGTACCAAATGTAGTAAAATATGGCGGAGTAAATGAATTTCGTGGAATGAGTTTTTATACAAAAAATAAAATAAATCTACTAGATTACTATCTAACCAAAGATCGTGAATTTACAAGCATCGACGCAATAAATGAATTTTTACTAGAAAATAAAACAACTCCATATTTTAACTTTATTAAGAAAGTAGTATATATAAATTTAGCTGAACGCATAGATCGTAAAAAGTATACTCAAGAACTTCTAAATAAATATTTTCAGCGCAGTAAAATACATCGATTTGATGCTATTAAGAATAAAATTCGATCAATTGGTTCTGGATTAAGTCATATAGGTGTTCTTGAAATGGCTATTAAAGAAGATTGGGAAAATGTATTAATTGTAGAAGATGATATTGAATTTATAGATGATATCGATAATAGTCATACTATATTAGAAGGAATTTCTAGAGACAAGTTTGATGTCATTATATTAGGTGGTTCATCGCCAGTCTCTGAATATAATTCATATAAGCTAATTAAATGTTACTCTTCTGTCGCATATTTAGTTAATAGGCATTATTATCGGACATTACTTGATAATTTTAAAGAAAGTAATGCTAATTTGGTTAGAACAATGACCGAACATCTATATACTATACATATAGGGTGGAACAGCTTACAATTACGTGATAATTGGCTTATAGTGAAACCGGATATGTGCTATCAAAAAACCTCTAATAGTAGGGTAGATGTTAAACCTGGAAACCATAAAGAGGTAATTGTTAAACGTTATAACGAAGTTTGTACAATCAATGTATTAATTACATCAACTGGAAGCAATACATTACAAAATATGATAAATTCATTATCTGGACAATTGAAAGAATGTGATTGCTTAACAATAGTATACGACGGTATCGCTGAGATTCCGACTCATTTTAACTTTACAAATATTAACTGTAAAATTCAACAATTTTGTGAACCACTTGCCTTAGGATATTGGGGACATGGAATAAGAAATAAATATGCGGATTTGCTAGAAAAAAGAAATTTTATAATGCATGGACAGGATACTGATATGTATATTGATGGAATCTTTAATAAAATAAGAGATAAATGCGTAGACAAAAATAGCCTTTATATATTTAAGATACAGCATAATCTAAATATTCTGCCTAAAGAATTATTCATACGGGAAGGAAACGTAGGTACACCATGTGGTGTAATACCTTATGAATTAAATAAGAAAGGTACGTGGCTAAATCGACTTGGCGGAGATGGTGCGTTTTACGAAGAAATAGCAAAACATGCCACAAATATTGTTTATTCAGATATAGCTATCTATAATTTACGACCGCGTCTTATGAGTGATTCTCCAGTAACCCCAATACAAAAAAAGTAGTGGACGTGGGGTTATGGTCTATATAAATTTTTATAAAATACTTTCATATTATCAATATCCAGTTCTCTATGATCATATCTCGATGAATCTTTTCTAAATCTATAGAAACATGTATTATTAGAAACTATAGTTGTTTCAGCAAATCTTGTAGAAAATGTAGGTTGAAATTTTTTTCCTAATAGGGTTCCTATTGCCACATCATCAGGTAGTTCATATTGGAGATCATTCTTATTTTTGAGTAAATAATTACATATATTTTTATTTAAAACAATACAACATCCTGATATAAATCTAAGAGAGGACTTATTAAAACTAGTCCAAATATGACCACCGTATGGGTTATGTATTGTCGAAATCTGTTTCTCTAGTTCAACATAATCAATCACCGTAGACATATTGCTTCGAATTAAAATATCAAAATCAAGATGTTTTAAGCAAAACTCTATGCCTAATAGAGTTTTCTCAAGAATTCCCGGGATAAGTGATTCTGTACCTACTACCGTGAGTATTTGTGTATTTGGATTATATCTAGATTTTGTAGCTAAAGTAGAACTAGTTAAATATATACTATTTTTATCATAATGTTTGTGAATATTATACATGTTATCATAATCAGGTGTTGGATTATAAATTCTTAGTGTAAGAATCTTCATTTGGGTTATAGATGTTTTTTGTTTCTAAATACTACATTATACGTGTTAGATAAACTCAAAACGGATTTAAACTTCGTAATTCACATTTACTCTTAATAAAATGTCACTTGAAGTTGTACTTGGTCCAATGTTTTCAGGTAAATCAAGCTATGCTCTTTCCTATGTACGTAGACAGCAAGCGATTGGAAGACGAGTTATTGTAATTAAGCCGAATATTGATAATCGGTATTCAAATGAACCGGTTATGATTACGCATAATAATGAGAAGATTCCGTGTATGATGTGGCATATCAATAAACCTCTTTGTGGAATTTCAGATACTAATTATGACTGTTTTGTTGTAGAAGAGGCCCAGTTCTTTAGCCATCTTCAACATTTCTGTGAGTATCTTCTTCTTAAGGAATATAAACATATTCTAGTTGTTGGCCTTGATGGATGCGCACAGCAAAAGAAGTTTGGAGAGATTCTAGATATTATTCCATTGGCCACATCTGTGACAAAACTTAGCGCACTGTGTTCTGATTGTAAGAATGGCACTCCTGCGTATTACACCAAAAAGCTTGAATGGGGTGGTGAGAATCAAGTAGATGTAGGTGGAGCAGAAAAATACGTAGCAGTTTGTCTGCGCCATCTATAAATGAATTGGAATAAGTACTTCATTGAATTTCTTGGAGTAACAACTATTATTTATGCCAAACTCCTCACGGAAGCTGATCCATCTGTGATGGCAATTGTATACTTTGCTATGTTCAGTATCGCAAAAGGAATTACAAGTGGTTACTTTACACCAATTGGAAGTTTAGCCGCATGGATGATTGGTCGTGTTCCTACCGAAGAGTTTATGTATAACGTAATCGCACAGTTAGTTGCGACTATTTTTGTTGCAATAACTTTCTTACCCGTAAAGACATTTTTGAATTAATGAACTATATCTCGAATAAGGACTAATGAAATCGCATCATGAAGTATAGCTCCCCAATAAGCAGAATACCACGAGGTCTCGAAACCAACAACCATTATAGCAATCACAATTAGGGAACGTAGAAAGGTATTTATTAAAAGGTCCGTGGTCGGCACCATCCATATGCTCGGCATTTATCTTCCTAATATTTTTTCTTGTAGAATATCATAACAATACAATGGGTGGTGGTTTAATGCAGCTTGTCTCGTACGGAGCGCAGGATGTTTACATTTCGGGCAATCCCCAGATTACGTTTTGGAAGATTTTATACAAGCGCCACACGAACTTCGCGGTGGAGTCGATTGAGGTGACGTTCAACGGTCAGGCGGACTTCAACAAGCGCGTGACGGCTGTTATCAACCGTAACGCCGATCTAATGTACAAGACGTATGTGCAGGTTGTTCTCCCTGAGGTCGACCTTGGCGTCGCTGGTACCGAATTCCGCTGGGTCCACTACATTGGTCACCGTCTAATCAAGCAGGTAGAGGTTGAGATTGGTGGTCAGCGCATTGATCGTCAGTATGGCGACTGGATGCAGATCTGGACGCAGCTCGCGACGGATGCGGGCACGGTGCGCGCCCTTGACTCGATCATTGGCAACACGCCCGACCTAGTTCTAGTGAAGAGCACTACTGGTGCTCCCCTCGATGAGCCTTGCTCGTCGAGCGAGCTCACGAAGTCGTGTGTTGGTCGCCAGGGTACGCCGGCGAAGACGCTATACATTCCTCTACAGTTCTGGTTCTGCCGCAATCCGGGTGTGGCGATCCCGCTAATTGCCCTCCAGTACCACGAGGTGCGCATTAACGTCGACTTCGAGACGCAGCCCAACTGCCTCTACAATGAGGGTGGCGCGGCTACGGTTGGCTCGCTCGCGGCTGCCTCTCTCTACGTCGACTACTGCTACCTCGACACGGAGGAGCGCCGCCGCTTTGCCCAGCAGTCGCACGAGTACCTCATTGAGCAGGTGCAGTACACGGGCGCTGAGTCGATCACGTCGTCGTCGAACAAGATCCAGCTCAACTTCAATCACCCCGTGAAGGAGCTCTTCTGGGTTGTGCAGCGCGATTCGTTCGTCGACTGCTCGGCGACTGGTGATGCGAATACGGTCTACCTCGGACAGCAGCCGTTCAACTACTCCGATGAGTGGGACGTCTCGACTGGCCTGCTGAGCAACTTCACGAATGACAGCGCTGACGGCCCGGTTGCGGGCTCGGCAGGGCCCTCTTCGAGCTCGAACTACCTCCTCGCCAAGCTACTTGTTGATGCGGATGTGCGCTGCGATGGCAAGAACCCGATTGAGGTTGCCAAGCTCCAGCTCAACGGCCAGGACCGCTTCACGGAGCGTGAGGGTTCGTACTTCGACAAGGTGCAGCCTTACCAGCACCACAGCCGCTGCCCGTCGACGGGTGTGAACTGCTACTCGTTCGCGCTGCGCCCCGAGGAGCACCAGCCGTCCGGCACGTGCAACTTCTCGCGTATCGACAAGGCGACGCTCCAGCTCACGGTGTCCGTCAACACAGTGAAGGAGGAACGTACGGCCCAGGTGCGCGTGTACGCGCTGAACTACAACGTGCTCCGCGTGATGTCTGGCATGGGTGGCCTCGCGTACTCCAACTAAACGTTGATGTACTAGCCTAGTTATTAACATTTAAAAACTAAAGACCCAATAGGGTACAATTGAGTTCGTAAATACGATTTCAATTGTATATATACAATAATGTGGGACTTTGTGGATAAGTTTATTTATATAAATTTGAATCATCGCCAAGATAGACGAGATATCATGTCTAAATTTTTTAAAGAAGGACAAATACCTCTTGAAAAGGTTGTTCGATTTCCTGCTATTAAACGTTCATATGGGCAACTTGGATGCCTTGAAAGCCATACAGGAGCTCTTAGACTAGCAAAAAAAGAAGGGTGGAAAAATGTTCTTATTCTAGAGGATGATATGGAATGGGTAGATTTTAAAGAAGGATACTCGAGACTTGAAGAGCTTATAAATCTTCCTAATTGGAATGTTATTTTGCTTGTAGGATGGTATTACCGATATAAATTTCCCAGAATATTTGAATCAAATAACGCAGGCGCATATTTAGTAAATGAAGCGTATCGTGATACTCTTCTAAAAAACAGAGAATTTTCCCTAAATAAATTAATCCATGGTATTGGATTTGACTATAGAAATCGAAAGTATAACGCAGATGTTTATTGGACCGAACTTATGAAAAAAGACATATGGTATGGTTTAAACCCATGTATATGTCGCCAAGTAGATGGGTTTAGCGATAATCTTAATAGGGTCGTTGAAGTAAGTAAGGTAGTTGGAATTTATAGCAACGCTGTAAGAAAAGATGTATATAACAAGTAAATGCCAAATAAGAAAACTCAGAAAATTGGATCGCGTGCAAAAGTGATGCACGGTGGTGCCGAGAAGACATCTGGTGGTCTTACGAAAGAGGATCTAATGTATAACAAGGGAGGACGTATTGTATCTAAAAAGAAGAACCAGACTATGCGAAAGAAGATGGACAACTAAGCGTTTTAAACGCATACATCTTAAACTATAAAATGCCAGACTACATAGTTGAAGCCAAAACGGTACAGACAGGTGCGATTCGAACTCTTACCGAGGCTATCAAATGTATTCTCGTTGAGATGAGTCTTATTTTTGATAAGGACGGTATTCGCATGGTCGCAATGGACAATACGCATACTGTTCTAGTACATTTTCGGCTAGTAGCAGATAAGTTTGAGAAGTATGAATACAACCACAATACTCCCAAGTTTGTTATTGGTGTGAATACTGATCACCTTTATCGTATTGTTCGTACTGCTACGAATGATGATACCATCACTTTTTACGTGGACCAAGCTGATTCGAATTCTCTAGGTATTCTGCTTGAGGATGGCGAGAAGAAGCAGGTTACTCGTTATAAGCTAAACCTACTTGATCGCGATGAGTCTGATATTCGTCTACCTGAGACCGAGTTTAGCACGAATATTACTATGCCGTCTCTTGACTTTCAAAAGATCTGTCGTGACATGACTCTGCTTGGGGCGAAGACGGTAGAGATCAAGAATGTGGGTTCTTCACTAACCTTCTCTTGTAAGGGACATTTCGCATCTCGTACGACCGTGATGGGTGATTCTGAGAATGAGTTTAGCATTCAGAAAAAGACAAGTGACGAGATTGTTACAGGCAATTTTTCGTTGCCTCTACTTGTTCTTTTTACCAAGTGTACGAATCTCTCAAACAATTTGGAGATTCACATGAAGAATGACTGGTTCCTGATGATTCGGTATGTTATTGCGAATCTGGGTGATATTAAACTTTGTTTAATGAACTGTACATCTTAGAGACAAATTCATATAAGGTAAACAACGAAAAACTGATAAGAATACCTACGTTAAAGCACGTAAACCCTACGATTTTTTCAGAGCGTGTAATTGTCCATCCCGACGCTTTGAAGATTACGTCTAAAATATCGTCCCATGTTTCAGAATGAAATTCTCGTTCTAAAATAGTTATGGGACAATCTTTCCAACATAATTCTAAGAATATTGAGAATGTGATAATAATCAAAACCACAATTTTTATTATAATATTTTTAGTTACAAAAAATACAATAACCAGAAAAATTTGAAAGTATAAATGAAATCCAGATATATATTTATATCGTTGAATATCTGATAAAAATGGAGTTAAGAAGCGTATAAACTCAGCGAGTTCTTTCATTATGATTAGTTATGACTTGAATTATTATGAAGACTACGTATTGTCAAATCGATATAGTTATTATAGTATCGAAACACATGAAAAAACACAATGCATATTGTTAAATTATAACCTAAAAAGAATTCAGAAAAATCAACTAAAATATTCTTTTCAAATGGATCGAGAAGTTGATAGGCGGAAAATATTGGTATTATTTGCCAAAAAAATACTGATAAGCATCCGAATACAAAATGCCAAAGTGAATTCCAACCATCAATAAATAACAAACGCATTCTTGGTATAACAATCAAAAATATATAGCGAAAATTTACCTATAAGTTCTAGAAAGAGATAGATGACAAAGGTTGTTTCTATTAATAAAAATGAAACTTGGTATTCTTCTAACTTGAAACCTGTAATGTCTTCTATTACAGTATAAAATGGTGGGTGTTTCTTGGTAAGATTAACTTCGGCAAGAAATACAACACATACATGTAACACAACATGTTGAAGCCATATAAAAAATAGAGAAATAAAACATCCTAGTTGAAACCATACATTGGGAAAAATAGTGTGTGAAAGCAAAATACAAATTGGAATTGTTATACAAACCATTATGTGCCATATTCCGAGTATATAACCCAACACTTCACCATTAGTTGTAAACCAACTATATAAAAAACTAACAAGCGTTCGTAATTTAGACTCTAAGTAATCGATTGTTTTCTTTTTATCGATATCTAAAATTAATCGCATTATACTTTTACTTAGGTCTTGCTTTGTGGGCAGTGTACGTAACATCGTCTCCGATTTTAAATCCGCTCATATTCGGATTAATGTAAGTGTTATCGGAAACCGTTGTAGTTGTATTCCAAATTTTTACGATTGAAGCTGGACCTTT